ACCCCCTGTTGATAATATCCATAACCGTCGTAAGCATAAAAATTAAGCGTGTCAATTAGTACGTAAGTTCCTGCGATTAGGTAATATCTTTTAACGTCTACTAAAATGTATTCGTCTACGTTTAACAAAGCCGTGTTAGAACTAAAGTTGTTTTGAAAACTATCATGCTTTATATACTCCATCAAATAAGGAGAAATGTTATAAAGCGTTTGCGTATTGTTACTCGCGGGAATCAGTTTTTCGAGCGTGTAACTTGGTAACGTTGGCGGTGTTGTTCCGTCTTTATATATGTATAGTTCTATTTTACTTCCTGTTTGCCCTACTACGTCTATTTCCAAAATAAACGGGCTTCTAACGAATATCTCACTTATAGCCATAGTTCTTCATATTTTCTTTCATTATTGTATCGAATAGTTCCTCGCTTTCCAAACCGTAAGCATCTATCATTTCGTTTGGTAATGTTTTAAATGCCTGTTCAAATGGCTTGGTAAAAAACATACTAGGCTTTATTCCTTTTTGCCAAATAGAACGCGTAATTATAAATGCCGTAGCGTCGCTACTTAAAAACCTTCCTTTCTTGTCTCTAAATTGAATGCTACGATATTTAACCCATTTTTTTATTCCTTCGGTTAACCCACCTTTTTTACCCGAACCCGAACCAAATCTAAAGTTACTTAGGCTTCGTCCACTACTTACACCCTTTACCCCTTGGTCTTGATAAAACCCGTATTCTTCCATTTCAAAAAATAAACGAATAGAATTAGGCATAACCTTTACTTGGGCGTTTAAAGAATCTTTTAATTTTCCTGAAGCGGATTTTTGACGTAGGTTATTTTTCGCGCGTTTTATAACTATGTCGCGAAACTTTTCTAAGGCTTGTAATTGTAGCTCCTTATCCATTTTAACAACGTGTCATATCATTTGGAAAATCTACGTCAAAGGTCATTGCCCACCCTGCTAGATAGTTTTCGAATCGCTCGGTAAAAGGTTCGCACGTAGGAGAGCCGTTAAGTTGGTAAAGGTTGTCCCAAATGTTTCCGTGTTTTAGCATTTCGAAGGCTCGGTTTAAGATTGCTAACTGAGTATTCAAAACGTCTATTTCGTTATCAGCAGTTTCGAACGTGTTAGGTGCTTCTTCTTTTCTTTGGCTTACGTTATCCATAGCAAGTAAAGTTACATTCGCGGTCATTACGTTATCATTAAACGTAACTTGATTAACCATTATATGAACTAACGGGAAAATCGTTTGTTTTCCTAAGTCAACGTTAAAAATCGAACCTTGCGAAACGGTGTTTACTAACGGGTCTGCGTTAAAGTGTGTTTTAAGTTGGTCTAATAAGGAGTAATAGCCATTCATATTCTAGGTTTTTTCATTTCCATTATTTCTATTTCTGTTTTTTCCTGTTCGAAGGTAAGATAGGTAAGACATTTAAATAATCCGTATTTTGTAACTTCGTCATATTTTGTAAGGTCTCCTTTAGCAAGTCCGTATATGCTTGAATACCAACCCCATTTTTTTCCAAACTGAGTTCTTGCGCTAAAGTCGCTTGTTCTTGAGTCATCTTCTTCGTTTCCGTTTTTAAATAGTTTAGGGTAGCGGTTAATAACTCGCTTCCTAAAGTCCAAAAAAAAACGCTTGCTCCTATTGCTATGTCCATAGGCGCGTACTTCATTGCTTCGCTGAATTCAGATGCTCCGTTATATTCTAAAATGTTATATTTTTCTTTTCGTGTTTCCGTAATTGGTCGGTACATTACTGCCATAGCTTTGTTATAATCGTCCCAATTAGATAGGTAGTTGTCTAGGTCTACGTATTCCCCGAAACTTATATTTTCTAAGTCGGGAATAAATCCGTATTCAATATTTCCAATTTTGAATCTAGGTTGAAACTTTGGCTTAACTGAAAAGATTTGATTAAAATGTAAAACCAAATCGTTAATGCTAGTTAGCTTCATTTTAACAACCTCCTTTAATTCTATTCCGCAAAATATTTCAATCATTTTTTGCGCTATAAATTCTTCGTCGTTTGAATTCTTTTGAACCTTCAGGAATTTTTGATAATTCATTAAAGGAATTTCGCTAATTGAACTAGGAATAGTTATTTCGACTTTCATATATAATTAATTATTTATTTTGGTTTTTGTAACTCATGGCAACTTCATAAGCCTTCAAAAGCATTTCGAAGTGAACGGGAAACCTTTGCATATTGTTAAACACTATTTGCACCCTTACGCCCTTACGTTCGTAAATGTATTCTTCTACGGCGCGAATCATTACTAACATATCGTCCGTCTTACCGTATTGCATAGCTTCCGTAATTTGCTCCTATGCCCAACGTTTCCATTTCGTGGTAACGAAAAGCATCAATAGCGTGGTTATTAAAGTCGATAGGCTTATTTAATCGTTTGCCTTGTTTGTCCGTGTCCCAAACATACGAGCGCAATTCTTTGATTAAATTACCGCTGTTCGCAGTAACTAAGTATTCGTTACGTTGGATAACATCTATTCCGTAATTAATCGAATCCTTACCTTTTGTTACCCCTTTAATCGTTATTCCGTAGCGTTTAATTTCGTCTATTGATTTGGGTTCGGAACTATCCGCGTAAACGGGTACGTGTTTTGGTAGGAGTTTCGCTATTTCGCTATTTAATAACCCTGTTTGGTATGCTACCTCGTTAACTATTCGTTGCCCGTTGTAATTGTATATTTCTATTATCGCAGTCGGGTCGTTGGTATATCCAAAGTCCAAACCTATACCGAGTAACTTTGCTTCTTTGGGTATCGTGTCTATTTGTTTCCAATTACTGAAAACTACCCCCTCCAACATTCCTAACTGCCCTTCGCCGTAAACTTTCCACCAATTCGCCCAATAAGTAGAAGTTTTCGCTTTCTCTTTGTTCTTTTCGATTTGGTCTATTATGCTTTGGTCTAAGGCTTCGTTATCCTTGTACGTGAGAATTAAAAAATCGGAGTCGGGTTCGTTCTTTAATTCGGTGTGTACCCAAAATTCGTTAGCAGGGTTAAAATCTAAATATACTTCTTTTCGTGTTCGTATAGCAAGTTCGTTATAGGAATCGAAGGTAACGTTATTACATTCGTTGATATAAAGAATATCGCGCCTTGCACCCCTTAGTTTACTCGAATCGTCTGCGGAAAAGAATTCGATAACGCTTCCGTTCTTAAATTCGTAAGTAAGTAAAGATTTGTTAAATTGGTTTTCGTTAAATCGGTTTGTCCACTTTAGTATTTTAATAAAGTCCTTTAGCGCACCCCGTCTTAAATGCGGTATAGTTTCCGCTACTACGCTTATTTCTAAACTTGGAATCGTTACCGCCTTGTTAATTAGTACGGCTAAAATTGAATAGGTTTTTGAAGCCGAAGTACCGCCCTGTATTATTTTAATCCGTCTTTTAAGGGCGAGTACCTTATTCGTTGCTGTTGTCCTCTTGAACATCGGGGAATAAAGGTTGTTCCATTAACGTTTGTTCTATTTGCTGAACGGGTGCGCCGTAACCGCTATCCATTAAAGCCTTGTAAGCGTTTACGTCTCCTTCCCGTGCTTTTTTAATCAATGCCAAAGTCATTAGGTCTTCTTGCGACATCGTTTCGTTTTCGCCTGTTAAAGGGTTCTTTAAGTTTTGATTTACTTCTAACCAACGTCTCGCGATTGTGCTTCGGTTCTTACTTCCTTTTGGTCTTCCTGCAGGGTTTCCACTTTCGCCTTTACCCCAAGCAGGCCTTAAATTGTCTTCTTTGTTCATATCGGTGTAATTTCGGTGTTACTTATCTTTATCGTTTTCTGCTTTAATCATTTGTTCCGTAGCTAAAATATAAGCACGTCTTTTTGATTTTTGATTTTTATTGTAAGTAAAACATTTACCACCTTCGGCAAACTTAAAACCATCCTTACCATTAAATTGACAATGTATAATCTTCTCCATTTTTCTTTACTTTTAAAGTTGGGTCTAATTTAATCATTCGTTCTAAAATAACTTGACAATATCTTGGGTCATATTCAATAACTCTTGCTTTTCTTTTTAATTGTTCACAGGCTATCATTGCAGTTCCACTTCCGCCAAATGCATCGATTACAATATCTCCAATCTTTGATGAGTTTTCTATTTGATAAGCAAATAATCCTATCGGTTTCATCGTTGGATGTTCAGCGTTTCTGTTTGGCCTATCAAATTCAATAATGGTTGTTTGCTTTCTATCTGAATACCATTTATGGCTGTCTCCTTTTAACCATCCATATAAGCAAGGTTCGTGTTTCCATTGGTAATCCTGTCTTCCCAAAACCATTGAATTTTTAACCCAAATAAGCTGCTGCTTTAATAACCATCCTGCGTCTACCATAGCTTTAGCAAAATTAATTATTTCACTTGAAGCGTGCCATACATAAATAGCACCACCCTTTCTTACTGCCGTTGTTAATGCAGTATAAAAATCATAAAGAAACTTATAAAAATCATCATTACTCATTGAGTCGTTTTCAATAGTTAGCTTTTCTTTTGTGCCACCTTCATAAGCTACATTATACGGTGGGTCAGTAATAACCATATCAGCTAACTCGCCCTGCATTAGTTTTTCAAAAGTATCCGTTTGAGTACTATCTCCACAAAGTAAACGGTGTTCTCCTATTTCAAACAAATCTCCGATAACAATGTCGGTTTCAATACCGCCTTCAGGAACATCGAATTCGTCCTCTTCTGCTTCGAGTTCTTCTTTAACGCTTAAATCAATAGGTAAATCTAAACCCCATTCTTCGAGTTTATCTACCTGCCATTCATTAGCTAAAGTATCCCAATCCCATTCCCCGAACCCAACGTTATCCTTTACAATAAATTCGTCTTTTTGTTCGTTTGTAAGGTCGTTTGCTCTAACTATTGATACTTCACTATACCCCGCTTCTTTAAGTGCCTTAAAACGCATATTTCCACCCAAAATAATGTTATTCTCATCCACTACTATCGGACGGAGTTCTAACATTTGCGGAAAATCCTTAATTGATTTAACTAATTTCTTAAACTTTTCGTCTTTAATTAGCCTTGGGTTTTTCGGGTTCGGTTTTATTTCCGATAGTTTTACTTTTTCTATTTTCATTTGATAAGTTTTCTTCATAAGTAGACGAACAAACCGCTAAACGTTGGTCGGTGTCGGGAAATTCTTTTACCATTGTATCGTCCCCCATACAACGCATTACGAACTCTTTTTTTTCTTCGTTAGGATTCGGCTTCGGTATTGGCATTTTCTTCTTTGTAAATTGAATATAGCTTGTTTAACTTGTTTACTATTTCCCTAACGCAACTACCGCAGGAAGTAGGCTGCATTCTTTGTTTAAATACTCGGTTGTAAATCTTTAATAGTTCCCTTTGTTGGTTAGGGCTTACGCTACTTTTTAGGTTAGTATAAAAATCGTCTAGGTATTTGTATTCGTCTTCCGTTAGGCATTCGGGTTTAGTGTACCTCCATAGGTCGTTTAGTTTTTGTTTGCGCTCCTCGCAACCGCAGTCCTCGCCTAGTACCCATTTAGCCACCTTGGCTATTCCTGTAACTTCTAAAATGTTTTCTACCGTGTCTCCTAATCCTTCGGCTTGTTTTTTTCTTGGTCGCCCCATAGTTATTTATTTTTATTCTTAAAGTAATCTTGACTTAGTTCGAATAAGTCGTTTCTTAGTATTTCGTTTTCCTTTTTTAAGTCGTGGTAATCCTCGTAAAGTTTTTGGTATTTATCGTACCATTCGTGCGCTCTTTTTTCGCGCTGCTTTAATTCTTCGTTTAACACTTTTAATACGTATTTCATAACGTTATTTAATTAATTCAAAATCTTGGTTTTTGTAATCTTCGTATTCCTCCTTAAACTTATTCCTTACTTTGCTTTTGCAGTTCTTTAAGGTGTTGAAAATAGAACTGCTCGAAATCGTAGTTTCTTTTGCTATGTCTCTTATGCTTAAGTCCGTGTCTTTGTAGATTGTGAATAGTTGTTTGTCGTACCAATGCCACGAATCAACTTCCTCGTAAATCTTAGCTAACATTCTTGCGTAGGCTTCTTCCTTTGGTAAGTTTGTTGGTTCGTCTTTAAGTAAGGGTAAGTTATCTAAGTTTACCATTTCTCCCTTTTTTTCGCTCTTAACGTGTAATAAGTAAAGATTGCGTAGCACAAAATACATAAAACCTTTATTAACTTGCCCATTTTGAATAACGTTTTCGGGTTTGCAATATCGGTACAAACGTAAGTAGGCTTCCTGTACAATGTCTTCCGCGTAAAAATCTTCGCCAAAAGTTTTTACAAGTTTAACCCATTCTTTATGGTCTTTTGCGACTACGCTTACCCATTCCATTTTGTTTAATTTGTCATCAAATATAATGTTTATATTTTAATTACACTTACTTAAATCCTTTTTGGTGTCGATATACGTATTCGTCTAAGGTTCTAAGGGTTTTAATGCTTACCAATGCACCTGACAAAAAACGGTCTATGGTATATTGGTGCATTTTTAACCCTTTGGATTTT